CATTATAAACAGCTTCATAAACTTCATCTTCATATGCTGTATTTTCAGAGCTGTAATAAACACTTCTCAATTCTTGACCAATTTCTTGTAAATCTTTTTTGAAAAGTTCGTTTGATGCGTCACTATCTTTTAATAGGTCGTTTAAATCTTCAGGTCTTATTCTAAAATATCCTTCTGTCCCTTGTATTTCAGATAAATGTTCAAAAAAGTCTGAATCATAATCTTCTAATGAAAGTTCTTGATTTCCAATTTTTTTATAAATAACATCTTTAAGATGTGCTAAATTAGAATCATCTAAAACATCTACTGTATCGTGTGGTGACATACTAGAATCATAATACCAATCGTGACCTAAACCTTCTTCACTTAAAATTAGTTTTGCAACATATCTAGGGCCACTATCACTTCTTCTACTACCACTACAAAAATATTCACTTAACTCTTCACTATCTCTTAATTTTAGATAAAAACCACCATTTCTAATTTCAACATCAGTTATTAGATTGTTAATTATAAAATAAACTGTGTCTTCGTAGTTGTCTTCTAAACCTTTTAAAAGTAATATATTTTTTAATTCTTCGGGTGCGTCTTCATAACTAAGATTACCTAAAACACCATTTTCATCTAAAAGACCGTATTTTTTAACAAACTTAAAGAATGTTATTAAGTCATTAAAATACGGCTCAATGTCGTCATCAAAATCACCATAATTAAATGAATTAACTAATTGTCTTGCTCTATCTAAACTCATATGGTATAAATATCTTATAAATAAAAAAGGTGTCCCAATCGGAACACCTTATCTTGATGATACGCAAATATTATTTTCTGTAATATTTGTTAATGATTTTTTTTACTGACTCTTGAACATTAGTTTTATTTTGAGTCGTATTTGCACCTTGTTGTGTTTGTGTTTGAGGTTGTTGTGCCTGTTGTTTGTTTTTACATCCGCAGCCCATAACTAAATATTTTTATCGGTTTATTTATCTATAAATAGTATCTAAAACAAGTTTAATTCAGAATAATTAAAAATCAATTATTTTTATTTTGTTATATTTATCAAGTATGAGAGACTTCATTAAAAATTTCTTATTAGAACAGGATGAGAATCTTGTTACACTAACTCCTGATCAATATATCGAAACATTAGAAGATGTTGGTGGAATTGCGGCGAGAGTTTCAAATCTAAAACCTTATCGTGGTAAAGGTATTGTTATTAACGGTGATTTAGATCTTAGAAAATTTAAAACTGTTGGACCACTTACAGGAATTGTGAGAGTAATGGGTAGGTTAGATATATCCAATACGAATGTTCCAAATCTTGATGGTGTTACCGTAGATAGATATGTTAGTAATTGGGGATCAACAATGCATACAATTAAATTAAAACAAGAAAGAAATAAAAAACTTTCAGAATTGGCCGATTATAGAGAAAATGATGAGTGGAATACAGAAAACAAAGACGATGATTCTGAAAGAACTGAAGCTTTATATGAATTTTTGGTTGAAGAAGGTATACCTACTTTATATGAAGACGACAATGGTGAAGAAGTAGAAGAAGACAAATATTTTATTTATCCTAATAGCACTGGAACTTACGGTATTGGAAAACAATACGAATGGTTAGGTAGTGATACTTTACAACCTGATACATATGATGTTTATACTCAAGATGAGTTAGATATTGCCGCTAGAAGATATGTTGAAAATGCTATTGATGACATGGGTTATGAGGCATTTACAAGTTGGGTTTGGGATCAAGCACTTGATAGAGGACAGTGGGAAAGTTGGTTAGAAGATTTTTATGAAGATATAATTAGAGATGATCCTGAAAACTATGATATAGGACTTGAATTATCTACAAATCAACAACATCAAGTTAATCAATTAAAAAAAACTATAGAAAATCTAAATAATAAATTAAAAAGTGAGGAATTGTCTGACGAAGAATACGAAAACATCGAAAGAAAAATTGAAGGTTTAGAAGAGACGATAGAAGAAATTATAGAAGATCCACAAGGTGGTTATGATGAAAGTTCCATACAGAATGAAATCAATGATAGAGTTAATGAATATGTTGATGATATTGATGATTTTATTAAACACTACGGCTATGAAAAAAGTTTTATAATGGATTTTGTTGATTTAGATGAGGTTACGGATATTGTCGTAAATAGTGATGGATATGGTAATCTATTAAACTCTTATGATGGAGAAATGTTTGAAACACAGGTAAACGGTGACTGGTATTTTGTAATGAGGGCTAGTTAGGTCTTTATTTGTTGAACAATATATCATATTTTTATTATGAATGGCACGAAGAAAAAAAATAGAATTTTTAATGTATGAGAGATAAGAAAATTGTCTACACGGATAAAAAATTGAACACCGTAGATGATGAGATTATGGTTAAGGATCTAAAAGTCAAAGATGCCCCAACCATGTCCGATGAAGAAAATGAAGAATTTAGAAAAATCTTATCTTATTCAGCACCAAGAATTATGGAATACTTTAATGTTGCAAAGTCTGTTTGGACAATAGTATTTGATTCTTTGGATATGAAAATCAAAAGAAATAAAAAAAATATTTTACACCCGAAAGGGTATTTCTACTATACTCAAACCGAAAGTAAAAAAACTTATGTTTGGGAGTATGTAATCAAGAAAGAAACAAAAACCAACCCACAAAGAATGGCGAATATAAATTTAATTTATTTCGATGAGATCGGAGATTTGACCATTCCAAAAATAATATCTACATTTTCTACATACGAACCAAAAGACAAGAGAATGGGACCAGTATTTCAAATGTCATCAAACGGAATTTTTCCTGTTAATGAAACATTATTACCCCTATTCAAAAGAAGAATTGCGGGACTTATCTCACAAACAAAAAACCTAGAAGAAAAGCAAGAAACAGAATAATCATGGGATTTAATAAGAGAATATTAAAGAAAGAAAACATTTTAAATAACCTCCCAAATCTTATGACCTATTTAGATGCCGATGCAATTATTTGCACCGACAATTTTTCACGCGAGGTATATGGGTTATTTCGTATAGGATCATCAAAAGAAGAAATAATAAATCTAATAAATAAAATAAAATGAAAATTAAATTGGAATATGTTTGGTTAGACGGATATAAACCTGAACCTAACCTAAGAAGTAAAGTTAAGATTGTTGATTACGAATCTGTTAAGAACGCATTTCTTGATGGTAATTTTCCTATGTGGAATTTTGATGGGTCATCAACAAATCAAGCTGACACGGGAAACTCTGATCGTTTGTTAAAACCTGTGAGACATTACGCTCCGACTAATTTTTTAAAAAATAATAATCCTGTGTATGTTTTGTGTGAGGTATTAAATCCTGATGGAACACCACACCAATCCAATAAAAGATCTGAAATTGGAGAAAATTTTGAAGATCTTTGGTTTGGTTTTGAGCAAGAATACTTCATTCGTGAAGAAGTGAATGGTAATATTTTGGGACACAAAAGAAATATCCTTAAAGGTCAAGGTGAGTACTACTGTGGTGTAGGTCATAATGTTGTTGGTCGTCCATTTGTTGAAGAACATTTAAATATGTGTCTTGAATATGGTATTGATATTACTGGGACAAATGCTGAGGTTGCTTTGGGTCAATGGGAATACCAAGTATTCTCAAAAGGAAAATTAAAAGGTGGAGATGATCTTTGGATGTCTAGATACTTCCTATTCAAGATTGCTGAGAACTATGGTTATCACATTGAACTTCACCCAAAACCAATCACACACGGAGAGTGGAATGGTTCAGGACTTCACACAAATTTCTCAACCGACCAAATGAGATTTGATGGAAACGAAGAATACTTCATGGCATTATTCAATGCATTTGAGTCAAGACATGAAGACCATATCAAAGCATACGGATCAAACAATCATTTACGATTAACAGGTGAATATGAAACACAAGCAATTGATAAGTTCAGTTGGGGTGTATCTGATCGTGGAGCATCAATTAGAGTTCCTCAGGACACCGCAAAAGAATGGAAAGGATATGTTGAAGATCGTAGACCTGGATCAAATGCGGACCCATACAAAATCATTCGTGAGATTGTTAACTCATTATATGTTGCACAACTTCTTTATGACACAAAAACTATGATTAATAAAGACGTTGATTTGAATGGTCTTAGTGAGAAGTATGGAACAATGTCTAACGAGGAGTTATTAAAAGAATATAGAGAAGAAGAATAATGGATAAACAATGTGTTTGTGGTGGAACAGGTCCTTGTCAATGCCCACCACCAAAAGTAGAACAAGTTAATCACCCACAACATTATGGAGGTGAAAATAATCCTTACGAAGCTATCAAAGTTATTGATGCTTGGGATTTAGGATTTAGTTTAGGAAATACAGTAAAATATATATCACGTGCAGGAAAAAAAGGAAAAGATAAAGAACTTGAGGACCTCAGAAAAGCACTCTGGTACCTCCAACACCACATCGAAACACTCGAAAAGTAAAACAGGTTTTGATAAAGAGATCAGTGTTTGGGACGCTCTTACAACACCAAACGAGTTATTAAGAGAAACCCTAATTAACTTTATGTGGGGGTTTTTAGGTAACTCTATTGTAGTATTTGCGGCAAAGGAACTGGACTTTTTAGTTCTTATAAATTATATTGTCTATTACATACTAATTTCTTATATTGTGAATAGAAAGAAATATGAAACTATGTTAGGTAAGTTCATTATTCTTCCTGGATCTGCGGCGGCAGGTGCATTCACAGGATATAAATTGGCTCAAATGATTTCGAATTTTATTTAACTATGGAAAAAGATTGGAACCCAAACGACTTTCAAGGAAGGTCAAAAGATCAAGTAGAAAGAAACTATAGAGTTTTTGCTATTTTTTTAATTTTAAGTTGGTTAATTGGGACAGGTCTTGTTTTATACTCTATAATTGATTACATTTTTTAATCTATAATAATATGAAATACCACAAAATTACACTTGGGCATCGAGGGGCGGAAATATATCCGTTTAAATTAAACACAGAACAATACAATACTTTTCAAGAAAAAAGAGTTGAGTTTGATGAAATGGATTATGATCAGATTTGTGAAGTGTTGGGTGTTGAAAGTTATTTTGATTCTGAGTTAGAAACTTTAATAGGTCCTTATCCTGATACTTTTTATATGAAAGTTGAAGATGAGGATGGTAATTTAGTTTATGAAACTGAAGAACTTGATCGTGAAAAATGTGATTACGAAGAAAAGTATTGTAGTCAAGATGCTTATCTTATAATAGAAGATTATTGTAAGGGTAACATATTAGTGTATGATATACCATTAGAAGAAGACTTTGATGTAGAAAAAATTAGATTTGAAGTTAAAGATGTTGGTTGTAGAATTGAAATTGTCACAGATATGTTCTATGATGATAAAAGATATGAAATTTATAAATCATTTGGGGATATGACATCGAAAGGTTACTATTACCATATAACAGCAGGAATTTAAAAAATGATAGAAACAGGAAAAATTATTAACGGAGATTGTATTGAGGTAATGAAAACTTTACCTGAAGGATCTGTGGATCTGATAGTTACATCTCCACCTTATGGGGTTGGTATTGACTATGATGTTCATGAAGATGACACGGAGTTCAACGAGTATGTTGAGTTTGCAAAGTCTTGGTTATCTGAGGCTTATCGACTATTAAAAGATGATGGAAGAATAGCTCTGAACATTCCTTACGAAATTAATCGTCAGAAAAAAGGTGGTCGTATTTTCTTTGTGTCAGAGATGTGGCAGATTATGAAAGAAATCGGTTTTGGTTTCTTTGGTATTGTGGATTTAGAAGAACAATCACCACATAGAAGTAAAACTACCGCTTGGGGATCTTGGATGAGCCCAAGTTCACCGTACATTTATAACCCAAAAGAATGTGTAATTTTGGCATACAAAAACAAACACATTAAAAAAATCAAAGGTCAACCACAATGGACTGGAGAATTAACTGAAATTGAAAATGAAGATGGTTCGAAAAGAAATAAAATGGTCTATGATGAGAATGATAAAAAAGAATTTATGGAACTTGTGTTTGGTCAGTGGAATTACTTTGCAGATACTAAATCACTCACCAAGGCAACTTTCTCGATGGACATACCAACTAAAGCGATCAAGATATTATCCTACAAGAACGATGTAGTTTTAGATCCGTTTGCAGGATCAGGAACTAGTTTAGTGGCGGCTGAGATATTAAACAGAAGATGGTTGGGAATAGAATTATCACCAAATTATTGTGATGTTGCTCGAGGAAGAGTCCAAGCTTTTGTTGATGAAAAAACAAAAGTAAAAATTGAAAGTGAGTGATATTTATATGATATGAAAAACTATTTAATCAACGAGAAACAACTTAAGAGAATTCTTGAACAAGTTGAGGATGAAGAAAACAAATCAGAAGATGATCAAACTAATGACGAAACTGTAAGTAGTGGTTTTTTTGACGACATCGTAAAAAAACCTTTGGACTCTAGTGATCCTTTGAAAATGTTTTTTGATTCCCTAAATTAATTCAATCAGGTCATCTTCTTTAATATTGTATTTTTTACAAGTATTAGAAGGTAATTCTAAGATCATATCACCTTCACCGGAAAAGTGTTCACAATCATCAGAGTAACATGGTTTACAATTATGATGTATCTTTGTTATTTTATTACCATTTATAAAAAGTATGTCTAAATGAATAATACAATTCTTCATCCAAAAAGAATGAGGTTCATTTTTCATTAAAAACAACATACCATCAAAAGTATCGTCGAATTTTTTATTCATCATACCTTGTTGAGTATCTTTATCAGTAAAAACAGTTTTTAAGTTAAAAAGATTATTATTTATTTTTGCCTTCATATTTATAAATATCTATGAAAAAGTTTAGAAAAAGTTCTGGTGTTATTTTAAAACATGGTGATGAAGTTTTACTTTGTAAACGATCACCAAAAGAAACTTTGCCAAATATTTGGTCTATACCCGGTACGGAACTAAAAAAGGTATGATGTTTGTTTTTTTACATAACATTAAAGAAAAAAAAGATCCTAATTTATCTAAAGCATCACACGGACATGAACATACGTCTTGTAAATATTTCAAATCAGAAGATATTCCTGAACAGAAAGGAAATGAACAACTTTACAAAATTTTAAAAAAAGTTTTAAAATAGGAGATTAAAACAAAAATTTTTATTATATTTGTAGAAATAATTACAGATGATAAAGACAACCCTAAACCATAACATCAAAATAATGAATGAAAAATTCGGAACTTTGCTTTCTGAATCATTCGTAGACCCAATCCAATTCAAGATCTTTCTGAAGATGGTAGACGGAGCTTTGAACTTAGGTGAGGATTTATCTTACTTTGATGGTAACACTTTTTTGGTACATATTCCAAACAAGATACTTAAAGAATCTGTTATTTTAACAAACGCAACTGAGATTAGTTTGGTAGAACAAGTTAGAAACAAAATTGAAAGTTTAGTATGATGAAGTCATTTGTGGTTTTTTTATTAAGTAACATTTTATTAACTTCTTGTATTAAAGAAGATATTAAACCTCAACAACCTTTAGGTCCTCAACCTATAATTACTGACACTATATTAGTTGATTCTACACTAACATTGGCCGGACAAACTTGGGTAATCAAAAAAGTTTTGAATACTGATTTTGATGATGACTTAAGATGTGACACTTTAATTTTTATTGATGTTGATGACTATACTTTTAACGGGTATCCATCTAAATATAGATTAACAACAACATCAACTACATACAATTTAACATTATATGATACACCTTGGGGTAGCATTAGTGGAAATTTAATAAACTATAATATTGTTTCAGGTACAATAGAAAACAAACCTTTCAATGATATACTCGGTATATACGGAGAGACAAAAATATGGATGTATAGATTATAGTTTCCTTGTTTTATAAAAATAAGGTGGTGGAGAAGCTGGCATTCAATGTCGGCCCTGAAATAAAAGGTGGGATTAACTCACCTTTTTTTATTTTTCATATATTTATATAATAAAAAATTCGATATGAAAAATAAATTTATTTTAACAGAAGAAGAATCTAAAAGAATTCTTTCTTTACACAAACAAAAAATTCAAGAAGAAAGAAATCAATTTAATGAACAAGAAGAAGATCTTGATGAGGGGGATAAAGGACAATCGACTGGTAGAGTTGCCGCAGGTGGTGGTATTGGTGCAACAGCAGGTGCAATTATAGGATGTATTGCTGCCGCAATCCCAACAGGGGGATTAGCTTGTGCTGGTGGTGCCGCGTTAGGTGCGTCAATTGGTACTGCTGTAGGTGGTTTTGGTGGATGGCTTACAACTGGGGGTGGTTACTATGATAAAGTATTAAAAGCACTAAAATGGTGTAATGCACATCGTGGAAAAATTGGTACCCCTGTAAATAGTGATAGTGTAATTAGGGATATTGCTGATGACATTGCTGGTGCGGTTGAAGGATTTGCTAGAACTGATGAAACTATGATAGCCAGATCTTTAAGAAAATTAAAAAGTATTCCTGATTTATGTCGTTTAAATGACATTTACAGAAAAAGAAACACAGAGAGTTTATTAAATGCTATTGATGGTGACATCGATCAAGATGGTGAATGGCGTGATTATGTTTGGAGACCAATAGAAGAACTTTTTGAATATAGTAAGAAAAAATCTAATGAAGCATTGAAAGAAAATGCCAAAAAATGTGGTTGGGGTTCTGACTTAGATGGGTATAAAAATTCAGGATGGCAGTGTCCTAAAGGGGGAAAAAAACCAAACCCAACCCCTAACCCAAACCCAACCCCTAACCCAACCCCTAACCCAATACCAAACCCAAGAAGAAAAAGATACTACTTCAATTATCAAGATGCGGTAAACGCATTGAATAGAAAAGGATGTCCTACTGGTGCTGGTGGTGAAGAGGGTAAAAAAGATGATGGATTTGCCGATGATTGGAGAGTACCGCAACCTGATCAAAAAGTTGATCCTATAGTTTCATCTGACGATTTTTCAAATTGGTCTAAATAAAAAAAAACAAATAATTATGAGCAAGATTAAATTAACAGAAAGTCAATACAACAAATTAAAAAATAATATTGTTGAATCCGCATTAATTACTGAGGCATCTAATACGAGAGAAGAAGTAATAACAATACAAAAAGCATTAAACAAATGTTTTAAAGCTGGTTTAGCTGAAGATGGAATTTGTGGAAAAAATACAAAATCCGCAATTGAAAGATATATAGGTATTCCGGTGTTTGAAGTTTAAGTTTAAAATTCTTAAATTATACAAAAGGGAGTTTAACTCCCTTTTTTTATGCAATTTTTTTCATATCTTTACACTATGGAAAAAGTATTATATATCGTTAGAGGAATACCGGGTAGTGGTAAATCAACATTTGCAAAAAGATTGGTAGGTGAAGATTTTTTAGTTTGTGAAGCGGACAAATACTTTATTAATCAAGAAAATGGTAAATACGAATTTGATATTTCTAAAATAAAAGATGCACATAAATGGTGTCAAAATATAGTAGAAAATTACATGAGAGATAGTATGATTAACGATCAGTATTATCCTGAAATTGCGGTATCAAATACCTTTACTCAAGAATGGGAGATGGAGCCTTACCTTGAGTTAGCGAAAACCTATGGATATAAAGTATTTTCAATTGTAGTTGAAAACAGACACGGGGGAATAAATCAACATGGAGTTCCTGAAGACAAATTAGAACAAATGAAAAACCGTTTTGAAATAAAATTATGACAAAATTTGATAAATTACTAACATCTGGTATTGTTTGGATTACATCTGACACGCACTACCACCATAAAAATATCTGTCGAGGTGTTACCAATTGGAGAACACAAGATGGTAAAATTCCTATTGACCAAACAAGGAATTTTAAAGATTTGGATGAGATGGATTCGGTTATTATTAACAATATCAATCAAAAAGTTGGACCAAATGATACTTTAATTCATTTAGGTGATGTTGCTTTTGGTGGATTTGAAAAAATAGGTGAGTTTTTAGATCGTCTTGTTTGTAAAAATGTCCATCTTGTTTTAGGTAATCACGATCAACACATAACAAAGAATAGAGAAAATATAAGAGACAGGTTTTTATCTGTTTCTAACTATTTGGAAGTAAGTATAGATGATGTTAATTTTGTTTTATGTCACTATCCATATGCTAGTTGGAATAAGTTGGGTAAAGGATCAATTCATCTTCACGGACACATTCATTTCTCGGCTAAAGATAAATGGGGTAAAGGAAAACGATTGGATGTTGGTATGGATGGTAATGGATATTTTCCATATAAAATTACTGAGATAGTTCATATGATGGACCGTCGTCAGATTAGATCTGAAATGGATTTGGATCACCACCTTGATGATTTAGTTGGAGTTGTGGGATAAACCATGACTCCAATATATTTATTATTATGAGAAGTATTATTATCACTGAAAACCAATTTAGATTTATAACTGAAGCTTTGGGGGTTCCTGATAACATTTTGGATGCTGCTAATATGTTATATGATATTGTTGAAAAAGACATCAAATCAATAAATAGTATCGAAGATGAATATGAATTTGATGGTGATATCGAATTTGAATTAGGTGGTAAACATAAGGTAATGATTGACTCATATGAATTAAAAGTTAATATAGAAACTATTGATGGAGAAGAAGGTGTCTTAGACATTATCTCAATGGGAATGGGAGGAGGTTTTGGATTTAATAGAGATGTCTATATGAAAGAAACTGAACCATCAACAACTTTAGAATTAACAATAACATTTGCTGTTGGTGAAAATTGGGAACCTGAAGGGTTAATTAGAAAAATGGAGGAAGAAAGGGACGAACACGTCGCATCATTGGCTCATGAGATTAAACACAAATACGACAAACAATCAAAAAAGTTTGGTTTAATTGGTCCTGATGCTACTTACCAAGCAACGCAAAGAAGAGGTCATTTTGGAATACCTGCGATTGATAGAGTTTTCTTCAGGTTTATGTATTATATCCACGGTATTGAAAACCTTGTAAGACCTGTTGAGGTTGCATCTTCAATGAAATCAAAAAATATTACAAAATCAAAGTTCTTAGATTTTTTACAAACCAATAGAGTGTTCAAAGAATTAGTCGAAATTAAGAATTTCACATTTGAAGATTTCATTAACCAATTAAAAGAAAATGAGGATAGATTAGATGCTCTTCTAAACCACATAGGAGAAGACCCATCTAATATGAATATTGACCAAAAGATTGACAGAGTGTTGGAAGTTGCTTATATTGATTTAGTGAATAACAGAATGGAAATGTTTGTTCGAATGACGGAACATCATATGGATGATATGATAAAATTCGGATCACAACTTGGACTTTTACCATCAAATTTAAAAGATAAGGTTAAACAGTTAGAAAAAACAGACGAGATTAGACGAAAGTTTTTATCTCAAACTATGAAATATGAAAAAAACCCAACCAAATTTTTTAAAGATGAAATTGAAAACTTCCAATACGTTGCAAATAAAATGTTAAAGAAGATATCAAAACTATACGCCATGGCAAAAGACGACGAACAAGTAAGTGAATCAATTCTAAATTGGGATCTTCACCAACAAATTATGGAAAAAAAGTATGGTAAAAGAAAAATCGAAACAAAATACAAAAATTGGAATCTTAAATAAAATAATAGTTTTAATATCACTTATATCTTTATCTTTTATTTTAAGCACACCTGAATATAAAGGTTTAGCAACTTACTACGGTCAACATTGGACAGGGAGATTGACCTCATCAGGTGAGAGGTTTCATGCGGATAGCCTAACCGCAGCTCACAAGTACTTCAAATTTGGGACCGTACTTAAAGTTGTGAATCATCATAACGATTCGGTTTGTTATGTTAAAGTTAATGACCGACTACCCAAAAGTTCTAAATTCATAATTGATCTTAGTTATGGAACCGCGAAAAAACTTAATTTTCTAAAACGAGGAGTTATAAATGTAACCCTGATTCCCGTAGATACGGTAGATATAATAAAATCCTCAAAATAATTTCCTATATCTAATTTTATTTCTTATCTTTGTTCCATGTGGACAACTAAAGAAACTAAAAGAGAGTATTGTGGATTTGAAATCGTCAAGTATGAGGGTTCCAAAATGAAAGATACTTTTAGAAAAAAAGACCCACGAACATTTCAAAGTGGAGATAGTAAGTTCACCAAATGGCATTCCTACGAAGTAACCATTGATGGTGTTAAATATGATTTTGACAAGTTGAAAGATGTTAAAGAATTTATTGATTCGAAGTTGAAATGAAAAAACCTTGTAAAGAATGCCCACACTTTATAAAAAATCGTCATAATGATATGATTGTTGATTTCGGTCGTAGGACTGGAAAAAGACACAATTGTCATATGACAGAAGGGGTGAAAGATTTGTGGAATATTAAAAACGAAAAATTAGAATGCTATGGCTCAAAGAGAGATAATTTACGGAGTG